CCGCAAACATGAGCTTGTACATTTCTCTGATTTCTTTACAATCCATTCGATCACCATCCCTATATCAGTATTTTCCATTCGCCTGCAAGCGAAGTATACATATAAGATACTTCGCTCACGAGCGAATGTCAATAGAAGTCACAAAAAATTCATTTTTCGATTTTTCACTTGCGCTTTCATGTTATGGTGTGCTACAATAGAGAAAATCTATTGGAGGGCTTTTTTCATGGAAGTAGGTCAAAAAATCAAACTAGTACGACTTCATAGAGGTCTGACACAAAAACAACTGGGTGACCTTCTCAATCTTGGGGACGGCGGTGCAAATCGAATCGCACAATATGAAATAGGATACCGTGTTCCCAAGCCATCTCTACTAAAAGAAATCGCAAAAGTTTTGGATGTCAAAGAAGAAACATTTTTCGTGAGCGACAAATATCTCTTAGACATCCTGCGGACAATTATGTGGTACGATTTTGAACATAGAAGATCTTTCAAACTGGCTGAAGCCACACTTGATGCTTCGATTGCGCCGATAGAAAGTAAAACTATCGAACTGCGCGGCAACGCCTGCACCACATGGGGTGACTCAATCGCACCAGCACCCGCAACAGTACTATGGATGAATGTTCCACTCGTCAATGACCTCATGCGGGAGTGGCTTACCCGAAAGCAGGAACTTGCCTCCCATGCTATTACAAAGTCCGAGTATCTCGAATGGCTGCTCCAATGGCCTGCTTCCTCCGATATGGCCGGAAAGCGCGAACCCAAAAGACCGTGGAGCAAGACTATATGATATACCGCCGCAAGGTTCAATTCGGATATATTTTGTTAGATGCAGCTAAGAAAAATTCTTCTTGAATTTTTATGGGTTTTCTGCAAAAGCACGGTGTTGGAACTTATTTCTGTATAAAACAGCTAAGTTTCAGATACCGTGCTTCTGCTTTGTCATATAACAGCAATATTCAGCAAAGGTGTTCTTTGATGTTGGCTCAGGTCGTATGCCATTTGTTTAGGCAATGAATAAAAATTTTGTACTATTGTTCGCGTTCAGCAAATTGATTTCACTCTGATTTTGACATATAATATATTTGTATAGTTTTATCAAGAGAAGCCCCTCATGTGTTGGGCGGTTTCACGAAGTGCAGAACAAAGCTTAATCCATAATGGAGGTACAGCATGACGAAGAAGATTCAATCTATTCCTGAGGCAAGACTGCTTCTGGAATCGCTGCGCTCCGTGGGATATAACGAGGAAACAGCGATTGCAGATATTATAGATAACTGCATTTCCGCCAAGGCACATGAAATCAAAATCCAATTTGACTGGGAAAAGAAACGAATTGTGATTTCTGATGATGGGCTAGGCATGAGCTCAAAGGACTTAATTGAGAATATGCGCATAGGTTCTTCAGATCCTAACCAAGTTCGAGATGAAAGGGATCTAGGACGATTTGGCATGGGAATGAAAACAGCCGCCTTCTCGCTTGGAAAAAAATTAACAGTCGTAACGAAGTCTAATTCGACTGTGAGCAATGCCTCTTGGGATTTGGAACAAATTCCGAGTATTGGATGGAACTTAATCATCCGGGATGAAAGCGAAATCTCCGAATTTTCATCTCAGATAGATGAGCAGGGAACGGTTGTTATTATTGAAAACTTAGATCGTGTGATTGATACTGATGATGAAAAGAAAGCAAAAAACAAATTTTACAGGATTGCAAACAGAACTGAAAAACATCTGGCGCTTACATTTCATCGCTTTATCGAAGAAGACTGTCTGATTCTTGAACTTAATGATATTCCAATTAAGGCATGGAATCCGTTCATTGTGGAAAACAGTGCCACGCAGGAGCTGCCAGAAGAATCAGTTTTCTCGGACAATGGGGGCATAAAGGCCATAATTCAGCCCTATGTCTTGCCGCATAAAACAAAATTCGCATCGGACGATGACTATCAGCTGGCAGGCGGGCCTAAAGGCTGGAACTATCACCAAGGCATCTATGTCTATAGAAACAAACGATTGATTATTTGCGGAACATGGTTTGACTACATCAAAAAAGAACCTGCATACAACCTTGCTCGCATAAAAATTGATATATCATCAGCCAGTGATGAGGATTGGAAAATCGACATCAAAAAATCCACAGCATCTCTGCCTAGTTATGTTAGAGAAGCTGTCGAGCGGGAAATCGATCTCTGCACTGAGGCATCGGCTCGTGTATACAATTCTCGCGGAAACTATTCGAAGTCAAATGTTAGCACTCCCAATCTGGATTATGTGTGGGAACAACGAAAAAAGGATGGTAGATATTCTTTTTATATCAACCGAAAGCATTCTTTGCTGAACACTATAAAAAAGCAACTGGATGAGCAGGGAAAGAAAACACTATTCGCATATCTTTCTTTAGTTGAAAATTTTGCACCTTTCATGATGTCTGGAGTTACGGATTCTTTGCAGAAGGGAAAGAATAATGCTACCTTTGATAAAACGTCTCTGGAGTATCAGATTCAAATCAAAGAATTAGAGGATATGATTAAAATTTTCATGTCCCAAGGATTCACAAAGGATGAAATACAATCAACACTGCTGGATATGGCTAACTATAGGCATCTCCGCGATGACATCATCAGACTTGTGGGGGAAGCACAATGATTAATATACCGAAAGATTTAAGTGATATCGAAGTTGGTATATACAAAAGCGGATACAGCTACTGTGAAAGCCTTGTAAAAGTGAAACATATGGCAATTGCCAAAGCAGTCGAGAATACGGCAGAGAGATATGGTGCCTTGAAAATGATATCTGATATGGACTGCTTTAAAGAGTTCCTGTTTCGTGAAGTGACTGCCTATACAGAGCCATCCATTGGCGTTAGTGATCCGAGTTTGAGTGACAAAAATTGGTGGAATGAACTTAAGCATACACCGAGTTTCAAGCCAGAATATTGGAGCCGTTACTATGATTATTTGTTAAAGAAACCTTCTTGGTGCATTGGAAGTGAAATCCGACAACGTGCCGCCTTTGTTTAGGCGGTACGTTTTTGTCGGTAAAGAGGTTAAATTATAGGCAACGGTGACCTTGTAGGTGTTATCGTCCTCATCCCATACAGTGACGGAGTTTACGAAAAGGTCAATGAGCATACGGCAGAACTCTTCATCTTCAATACTGCCGCCACGGAACTGTTCTAACCAATAGATAACCTGGGCTTTGTCCAGTTCAACAATATCCTCAGATTCTTTCTTAGCCTGTGCTTGCAGATCTTTCTTTTCTTTCTCTAATTCACCCATACGCTTCACAAGCATATCCGGGGCTGACCCAGATTCAATAGCTTTAAGAAGATTGTTGAGAGATAAGTCTACCTGGTGAATACGGTCACGGATAGTTGGGAGGGCTGAATCCAGTTCAATCTCATGCTGATTCTTCTCACAGGCAATAGTAGCAATCTGTTCTATATATTCATCCGTAAGGAGTGATAGAGCGTCCTGGGCAACCAGTCTTTCTATGAACTCCTTACGGATGTTCTTTTTCTTGCAGTCAACATTACCGTTCTTCTTTCCATAACACTGATAGTAATAGTAATTTCCCGCATTGCAATTCCCGTTCATCTTACTGCCGCAATGTCCGCAGAAGATTTTACCACTAAGCAGGTAGACTACTTTTGCTTTGTTCCGGGCAGGTGCATTTTTAATCTTACCGACTCTAAGCTGCACCCTGTCCCAGAGGTCTTTATCAATAATAGCGGGTATAGCGTCCTCTGCCCGGTAGTCATGGAAGGTGTAGACTCCGATGTATCTCTCATTGCGGAATATTTTGGTGAAAGAACTCTTTCCGAAAGCTGTACCCTTTGAGGTCTTGTACCCACGGGCATTAAACTGGCGGCAGATTTCAGCAACCGTTTCTCCGTCTGCATATTTCTCAAAGGCTTCTTTTACAATGGGAGCCGTTTTAGGGTCTATTACCAGTTTCTTATCTTCAATCTTATATCCCAGAGGGACTGCCCCTCCTATAGAGTTATGCTTATAGGCTGACTCTCTCATACCACGGTTGATTTTCTGGGATAGTTCGGCACTGTAGAACTCAGCCATACCTTCAAGCACGGATTCCAGAATGATACCTTCCGGGTCATTGCTGATATTCTCTGTGGCAGAGATAAGCTGCACCCCGTTACGCTTCAAGCGATATTTGTAGGTGGCTGAGTCATACCGGGAACGGGCGAAGCGGTCAAGTTTGTATACGATTACAGCGTCAAACAAGCCCTTCTCAGAGTCCTTTATCATCTTGAGAAACTGGACTCTCTTCTCTATATCCTTACTGGCAGATGTGGCTCTGTCAGCATATATCTCTACAATTCTAATATTATGCCGCTTGCAGAAGTCACGGCAAACACGGGTCTGCCCTTCAATAGATTGCTCAGTCTGGTTATGGCTTGAGAATCTAACGTATAGGCAGGCTGTTTTTATATCCTCATACATGGTTCTTCCTCCACTCTACAAAATCAATCACACGGCACTTGCGTTGTCCCCTTTTGCTTTTTTCATTTCATCCAGGCAGACATAGATTATGTTCAACTGTCCCATGTCATTAGCAGCACGGTATGCGTCAATAAGGATTTTCTCTTTTTCTGTTAGGGAAATCTCTACTTTTGGGTAAGGTGAATCGGATAAACAGAACAGATAATCAGTAGAAACGTGAAAATATTTAGCCAGTCTTAGTACGGCTTCGGCACTGGGCGCATAAGTTCCCTTTTTCCATTTGCTAAAACTGCCATTAGATATACCTGTAGCAGTTTCAAGGGCTTTTACTGTTAATCCCGACTGTTTTTGTAACTCCAAAATGCGTTCTAAGGTATCCATAAGAACCCTCCTAAAAATAAATTTGGGAAAACTCTAAAATACCTGTTGACAATTTGGGAAATCTCTACTATACTGAGTATGTCAACAAAAGTTGTTTACAGGGTATAAGAAATAGCCCCTCCGGGCTATAAATTTAACCCCGCAGAGTTTTCAATGGTATATGGGTGTGGTAGCTTCATTATAACCTTTGAAGAGTCTGTTGTCAACTTTAGTTTACAAGATTCTAATATGAAAGGAGGAAGCGGAAACGTGGAGGAACGTGAAAACATTCGTGAGCGGCTTAAAAAGCACAAGCTGTCTTACGTCTGGTTGATTGGTCAGCTTGCCTTGCGGGGTATTGTGACTGATAAGACAGAGATGAGTTCAGTAATTTCGGGAACCAGAAACGGTACTAAAGCGGACGCAATCATTGAATTGTCCATAGATATTCTGGACAAGTATGAGAATGGTTCCGTCCTCGTTGATGGGGCTTAATGCTTCGCACATTAGAAGGAAGCGCACTTTGTTCTGTCCTTGCTGACAGGGTAAAGGAATACTTCAAAGATGAGGAAAACCGCAAGAAGTTTGAAATCTGGTATCAAGAAAAATACGGTAAGCCGTACAAGTGGAGGAAAACACAATGAAAGTAAAAAGAATGATTAAGTCTGACGTTGATACTTTTAAGGTTGGAGATATTATCAAGGTCAAACTCACGGATGGTGTGAAGGTGCAGGCTATGGCTATGCAGCAGGAAGAGGACGGCATGATTTTCTGCCTGGTTGATTGCCTGCCTGGTGAGTACCCGATGAACAGCACCCGTACCAATGAAGGAGGTTACGAAGAAAGTGACCTGCGTAAGAAGCTGAATGGTGAGATTCTGAATCTCTTCCCGGTTGAACTCACGGATATGATGACTCCGTTCGACAACGGTGACCTGCTCCGTCTGCCGACTGAGAAAGAGATTTTCGGTGAGAACTACTACGGTGAGTACGAAAGCCCGTATGTGAAACAGTGGAAGCCGATGAAGAAGCGCAGAAACCGTATGGCGTTCGATGGCACTAAGGAAGAGAACTTGCAGTGGTACTGGCTGATGAACAAGGTCAGAGAATCCGCTCCTCTCTTCTCCTTTGTCAACGCCTTCGGTCGTGCGGACTACTACTACGCTTCTAACTCTGGTGGCGTTCGCCCCGCTTTCAAAATCAAGAATCGTTAATCTGCACCTCCTTGTGAGGTGCAGTGGGAGCAGAAGCCTATGAAGCAAGTGAACAAAACAATGGGAAACCACTTTGAAGAGGAACTGTGTGAACTTCTGGCAGAGCAAGGTTTCTGGGCGCACAATCTGGCACAGAACCAGGTAGGACAACCCGCAGACGTGCTTGCGGTTCGGGACAACATAGCAGTCTTGATTGACTGCAAGGTATGTTCCAACAACCGCTTCCCGTTATCTCGGATTGAGCCGAACCAGGAAGCAGCTATGACCATGTGGGAAGCCCAGGGCAATGAGCATTGCTACTTCGCTATGAAGCTGAATGATGGACAGATTTATATGATTCACTTCGATGAGTTATGTCTGCGACAGCTTTACGGGCAGGGCAGCATTACAGAGTCAGAGTTTCCAGAGTACAAGACCTTTCAAGAGTGGTTGGAGGAAATGGATGTTTATAGAAATCGGGAGCCGATTGAAAATCCTTGACC